AGGTATTGATTTCGTCACCGCCGGCTCTCTCTCTCAACTTTATGAATTTTAACATGCTTTTCGTGTCATTAATCAATTTGCTATGGCGTATCAACGTCGATTTGGCAAACAAGTGCGTAACTCTTCTCAGCGTCGTCAAGGACGTTCTCGTATGAATCAAGTCCGCATGTCGCGGGCGGGATACGGGGCCTCCGCACGTTCTCGCTTAGTTCGTACACTGAGTGTCGTGCCTGGTCGAGCTCGAGCGGAGGTGAAGATGGTCGATCAAGTCAATGGCAATACTTTTGTCACTCTCCCTCTCAACACAACAGCATCTATTCAATGTTTGAATTTGATCCAAGAAGGCTCGTCTTTTTACAACCGTATCGGACGTCGAATTGAGATGAAGTCGGTTCATCTGACGGGCATTATTCAACAAACGTCCCATGCAACAGTGATCAACGATTACGTTCGTATTCTAGTGGTGTATGATCGCCAACCAAACGGTGCTCTGCCTGCTATTAGCACGATGTTGGCATCGTATGATCAAACGGGTACTTCGACGACAACTGTCTTCGATGGCGTGAATCCTGACCAACGGGAACGTTTCGCCGTAATGGCGGACATTCGGTTGGCGCTACCTGCGTCAAGCGGTACATCTGCCGGTGCACCATCGTCGAGTTCGGCTGCGGATGGTGTGAACGCTACGTTCAATATCAACCGGTTTATCAATCTCCGTGGATTGCAGACTCATTATCAAGCTTCGTCCAACCCGGCCGTCATTGGTGACGTATCGACGGGCGCATTGTATATTGTCGGCTTTGGCGGTATCGCGTCTGGATCTGAAGGCTATCAAGGTCGTATTGGCGTACGCCTTCGTTATTGTGATACTTAGTAATAAAAGTATTTTGTATGTAGAATAAACTTGTTATAGAAAACGAGTACGGACGGAGGGATCACCGGCCGCCCGGACGGGCGGCAGCACAGCCCAGAGGGCTGTGCGGAAGGTGGATCCCGATGCCGGACGGATCTAAACGTCTCACTAACCCAGAGGGTCTATCGATTGAAGTACGAGGAGATGGCCGCTTGCGGCCATCGGGCCGTTAGGCCTATATTCTCTCTCTCTCTATTTTTGCCCTTGAGAGCGCAGCTCTACTATTACCAAGGGCAAAAACTGAGCTCTCAGCTCACACCATATGGGGAACCGCATATGGCACGGAAGGAACTTCCGCAACTCCCTCTCTCTCCGTTACCTGTCGGACTGAACAGAATGTTCATTCCAGAAGAGGTAAAAAGAAATCATCCACTCTGGTAGTCCATTTCCGATTTTATCGCAACCCCAAGATGTCCCAATCCAAGTACTGGTGCTACACGCTGAACAACTACACCGAAGAACAGTTCGAGGCGTTCAAGCTTGTTCCGTCGCACTATCATGTCTTCGGCCGCGAAGTCGGCGAATCCGGAACTCCCCATCTTCAAGGGTACATCGAATTCGACAAGCCGATCCGAATGGCCTCGGTGAAGTCGGCTCTCGGCACGGATCGCGTGCATCTCGAACTACGCAAGGCCAAGGCGCATCAAGCGGCGGCGTATTGCAAGAAGGACGGCATCTTTCACGAATATGGCACTGCTCCCGTCGTGCCGGTGGAGAAGGTTGACACCAAGGCGCGCTGGCTCAAGGTCCTCCGCGCCTGTCAAGCCGGCGACTGGGCCTGGGTCGAAGAGAACGAACCTTATCTCTGGCTGCTGCAAGAGAAGAAGATCCGCTCGCATTACAAGTGTCCTCGCTCCATCGAGTTTCTCGACAACGAATGGGTCTACGGTCCAACCGGAACGGGCAAGTCGCGCACGGCTCGCGAACGGTATCCTGATGCTTACATCAAGGATGCCAGCTCCCACTGGTGGGATGGCTACAACGGCGAAGAAGTGGTCATCATCGACGATCTCGACAAGTACCACGTCAAGCAAGGCTACTATCTCAAGGTCTGGGCCGACCATTATGCCTTTCCGGCTCAGATCAAGGGCGGCCAACAAATGATCCGTCCCAAGAAGATCATTGTGACGTCCAACTATTCTCCTGAAGAAATTTGGCAAGACTCGACGACTGTGGATCCTATCAAGCGTCGATTCAAGATGGTTCACATGTCTGGCGGTGATTTCGCTATACCAACTCCCACTCCACTTTTCAACTTTCCCCCCGTCCCGATGCCTGCTTCGCAATCATCGGAAGAGGCTGATGACGAAGAGATGTCGCAAGGTATTGATTTCGTCACCGCCGGCTCTCTCTCTCAACTTTATGAATTTTAACATGCTTTTCGTGTCATTAATCAATTTGCTATGGCGTATCAACGTCGATTTGGCAAACAAGTGCGTAAC